CGACATATTGATACGGCCGATGGTAAACCATACCCCGTTGTGTTTGGGCAACCTGGCAACGTTGTGGCCAATGGAGATACCAAAACCATTTACGCAACACCGGCGTATTGCATAAAGGAATACGATCACCACAACGCACGGTTTATGGTGGCCGGCCATGATATTGTTGGCACTGGATCCGTACAAATCATTGATGATAACAACCAAACCACAACCAAAACACCCATACGGGCCGTTGATGATTACGGCAATGTGTATATGTATATTGAGCTGTTACCATCCGATAACGTGGCCATGCCTGGTTACAGTGGATCGGGTGATTCGCGCAAATGGTGGATACATTGGAATACACCCGCATTGCCCAACCGATTTGGATCGGGCTCGTTAACCCGTGGTGGTGATGTGTTGCAATGGGCCATGTTGCGTACGGGCCAAAATGTGGATGTGGGCGCATTTGCCAACATTGGTGTTTTGTTGAATCGTTATCAATTCGATGGGTTTATAAACGATCCCACAATATATGCGTGGGAATGGTTACAGGGTAACATATTACCGTTGTTGCCAATTGGCATACGCATGGGCCCAAATGGGTTGCGGCCTGTATTGGATCAGCTGGCATTTATCGACACGTTGCAAGCCACCGCACGTTGGTTTATTGGTGAGGATAGCGAGATACAACAAACAACCGCCGTTACACAAATTACCGGATTGGAGGATATTGTTAACGATGCCACCATACAATATGCGTACAATGGATTTGGCCAGGATTATGCAAGCGTTGCCCGATGCCGGCACATACGCCAAACACCAAACGAGTTGCAAACGGATGTGGCAAAAATCAGTGTAAACCGGTATGGCGTAAAACAAAATGTAATGGATACACAATACGTGTACAGTGGTGCAACGGCGGATCTAATTGTACAAACAATGGTAATGGCCAATGCGTTGCCACGGTTTGAGGTATCACTAGTTGCAAACGTGCAATGGGGTTGGGTACAAATTGGTGATATAATGAGTGTAACCGCAACACGGTTGGGCCTCGTAAATCACCATTGCATGGTGGTTGGTAAACGATGGGCCGGCCAATTGTGGGAATACACTATCCAGTACCAATTTAACCCCAATTTGGATCAATAATGATCGTATTTATTGACAGACAACACGCCGGTAAACCCGATCGAATAAATGATCGTGGTGCCAGTATTGATCTGGATGGCGACAACACACCCGAGCGCGAGGCGTTGATCACGGGTGAAATTGCGATCAAACTAGAAAAGATTTTAATGTTGTTGGGTATTGATGTAATGCCAATCAGTGATGGCAAATACAGCGCACGCCACCAACGGGTAAACGAGTACGCCGCAATGTATCCAAATCGCAAAACGGTTTATTTGGCATTACATTTAAACGCCGGCGGTGGATCGTACGGTGCATTTTTCCACCACCATGCCAGTGCATCGGGTGAGAAATTGGCAAAACAAATGTGTGCCGAAATGGTGGCCAATGGTATTGTACAAGATTGTAAAGCTATTGACGCCAGGCCCAACGATTGGACAAAAAACGCATTTTACACAATACGAGGTGTTGGCCGGCCCGTGGCCATTTGTTGCGAACCGTTGTTCATGGATAACGAGCAACACGCCAAAATGTTAAACAATGATGGCATACATGCCATTGCAACAGCTATGGCAACCGCCATACACAAGTGGGGTAATAATGGATAACGCAACAATTTTACAAATTGCCACCGGCCCCGTTGCGGCATTGGCGTTGTGCATATTGGCCATTGCATTTGTTGCACGTTGGTTGGCCACGCATTTACCCCAATGGGTGGATCGGCATTTAAAACAAATCGATCGTATGGTTGATAGCCATAACGAGGATCGGCAAATGTACAAGGCATCATTAAACGAGGTAAACAAAACGTTGATCACGTTGCATGGGGATGTTGGCGAGCTGCAAATAGATGTAAAGGCCATGCGGGACGATATGAACCGCGATCGAATCTATTTAGACCCGCGATCGGTGGATCCACGTATCACCCGGTAAACATCCGTACGGCATCCGGTGGGAATAAATCAAACGCAACCCGTACAAATACGGTGTATGTGCCATCGTGGTTGTTTACAATAAATTGTGGCAACCTGGGGTGGTGTTTGGCCAATACCGTTGCCAATACATGGGTTTGGCATACCGCAATGGTTGTGCGGTTGTTGTACGTGTGGGCCTCAATGGTATATTTTGGCATCAAATGATTGTTTGCCCACAGCTCTAACAATTTCGTTAATTCAAATCGTAACCGCTCCGGGCGTTGTGTATTGTACCAACGCAATGCAAAATGTTTTTTGGGTTGGCCATCCCAAATACGCGCGGCCACCGGTGTTTTGTTTACGTAGTAATCAATACCGTGGTGTTTATCATCCTCAGTACCCGCCATACATTGCCATTTGGCCGGCCATCCGTTTTGCACCAAAACCGGTATTACATATTTGGCAAACCGATCGTGGCCACGTTTTATATTTTGTTGTACATGATCCATGCCACACTATACCATACAATACCGTTGGTTACGGTACTCTTATGTAAAGGTTATCCACAATTTGTTAACAGTTATCCACAACTATGTAAAAGATATTGCATTTTGTTGTTGTATATTTATGTACACGGATTATACTTAAGTATACCAAACAGGTATAAACAACAAAACAACCGAGGCAAAACAATGAACAAACAACAAAACCCATATACAAAACTAAAAGATTATAGTTTCGTTATGCTTTCAATTTACATTGACACCCCAAAAATAAAAGAATCTTTTAATTTTACTGAGTATGGTTTTAAACAGGCATCAAAACTTTATACAGAATATGCAAAACAAATACGATCTGATGATGATCAATACACAATTAAAATGTTTAGTGATAATGGCATTGATTGTATTGAATATGTAACAGATAAACAACTAACCAAAAGCCAGGCATTACAATGGAAATTGTTTTTAACTGGATTCTATTGTAAATAAACAACAACAAACCGAGGCAAAACAATGAACACAATATCAATCAAAACAGTACCACCAACCGAGGCCACACACAATGGCCGCGTGTTGGTAATCACATACGTATCGGGCAAAATGGAATGGATGCCATACAACATACAGGCACTAGAACACATAGCAGCTAACCACGATCTAGTTGAGGCCATGCAAATTGTACCCATGGGCCAAACCAATGCGGATCGATTGGCCATCAATACACGCATTTTGGTAATTACGGATCAAATGTACAACATGGTGTGGTTGCCAATGAGTGTTACCACATTGGATTACGTAACCAACAACCATGAAATGATTGCAGAATTAGAGATCGTTGAGGGTGTACAATGAACAAACAAACATTACAAACAATAATGCGCCATGCAATGGTTATCGTGGCGTTTACTACAATTTTAAGCATTTACGCATTACTAGTTAATGCAATGGGGGTATAAATGATCAACAACAATAACGCCAAACACCGTGCATTGGTAAAAGAGTTTGGCCGCACACGTGCAAAACAAATGTTGGCCGGTGCGGGATTTGCAACCACATTACATGCGGCGGTTGATGCCTCCACATATACACGCCAGGCATTGGCAACGGCTATTGGATGCAGTAAACCCGCCGTTGATAAATGGTTAAATGGCACACAATACCCCGCCGTGCATTTGTTGTGGCGGTTGTGCGTAACCATCCACCCAACACAATACGAAATGGCATACATTGGTTACACAAAACAAATTAGTTTGGAGCGTTAAACATGTGGAAATGTACACACACCGGTATCATATTTGGCCCACCCGTTGCAATGGGCCGGCCACGTATGACAAAGCAAGGCCGCGCATATACACCGGCAAAATCTCGCGAATATATGAGCCTTGCAATTGATCAAATCCAAACACAATGGGGCGATCGGTTACAGCTGGCCAACGAGCCGTTGCGCTTGCATTTGGTATTTGTACACAAACGGCCAAAACGCATTACGGCCACTGAGCGTGTACCCAAAACCACAAAACC